TCGCCTCGAGCATGGCATCGATCGTGTCGCACAGCGCGTCGGCCAGGTTGTCGAGCATCAACTGGCGCTTGGCGCCCTGCGCCTTGCCGCGGGCCGCCTGAAGTGCGGCGCGCAGTGTGGGGTTTGGCTTCGACGCCGCCGGCGCCGGTTCCGTCGCGAGGCTGGCGGCGACGACCTTCGCGACTTCGGCTGCCACGATCGTTTCAATCGGGCCGGCCGGGGGCTGCGTTTCGCTCATGTCGATTTTCCTATGTTCCCGGCGCCGCGTCATTGGCCGGGTTGCGTTCGGGGTCGCCGTCGCCGCCTGTCGCGGGGCTTCCGGTCTGGTTGCTGCCCTGGCCGGCGGTGCCGCGATCCGGCGGAACCCAGCCCAGCGGCGCCATGTTCGTCGCCTGCATGACCGTGTCGCCGTCGGCCACCGATGGCAGGCCATCGCTGCGCCGGGCTTCGTTCGGTGTCATCCAGGGACCGCCGACGGCCTGGCGGAAAGCGACGTAGCGGGTGCCGATATCGGCCTTTAGGAAGTGGCCATAATCCCAGTCGACGAAAATCTCATCGCCGTCGAGATCGAAGAACTTTTCGAGCTTGGCCTTCCATCGCTCGCAGTAGCCGCTGATCGGGCCGTTGAGGTACTCCTGGCCCTGCTGCACCAAGGAAGGTCCGCTGTCCGCGCCCTGAATGCCGAGCTTGTAAGGCGGCAGATTGAAGACGCGGGCGATTTCCCGAAGCTGGTACTCGCGCGAGGCCATGAACTCGGCATCGACCATCGTCATGCCGAGCGCCTGCCATTTCACCCCCTGCTCCAGCACGGCCGTGGCACCGGCGTTGCGCGGGCCGCCCTTGGCTTTTTGCCATTCCGACGCGAGCATGTCGCGAACGTCCTTGGACAGTTTCTGTTCGGTCGAAAGCACGCCGCTGACCCGCGTCCCCTGACCGGTGAACCGCGCCTGATGCTCTTCGAGGCCCATCGCCAGGCCGACCGGCTGGCGGGCCAGGGTGATGCGGGAGGAGCCGAGCAGCGAATTCCACTGCGCCAGCCAGCGGATATGCAGCACGTCGTATGACGGGATCAGGATCGGCTGCTCGCGGAGCACCGCCATGTCATGCAGGCCGGAGCGCGTGACCAGGTAGAACCAATCCCCGTCCGGCGCTTCAAAGAGCGTCACACGATCCGGATGCACCGGCACCAGATAGAGCGGCGTGCCGCGGCCATCGCGGACGGTCACCGCATAGGCGTTGCCGCGCAGCACCAGCGCGGCCTGCATCATCTCCTTGAACTCAAAAGCGGTCTGCCAGCCGTTCGGATGCCGCAGCAGCCGGTGCAAGTAATGATCTTTCGCCGCCACCTGGCCGCCGTCGGCGGTGCGGCGAAAGACACCGAGCGGGATCTTCGCCACGTCTTCCGCCAGGATCGACACACAGGCCATCACCGGCCCGTGCTGCATCGCGGTCCATGAATTGACCGGGATCCCGGATTCCGAAAGGCCCCATTCGCCGTAGGCGTCACGGAGTTCGGAGCCGACCGCGCCGCCGTCTTTACGGAAGGCGGCGATGAGACGGGTCAGCAGACTCATTCGGCGTCCCCGTTAGATCAGATCAGCAGCAACGGCCGCCCGCCGCGCAGCGGACAGACAGCATGGCCGGGCCGCATTTTCGTTTTGATTAATTTACGGTTCAGGTCATTCCGCGCTTGACGAATTACGACAAAACGTCGTATGCCAAAGGCACCGGCGGCGCGGTGTCGCCGGGCATTGGAGAGTAGAAAGTGATGAAGATCACAATCGAAATCCGGTGGCGGAAGCGGAAGATCAAGTTCGAGTTGATCTTCCGATAGTCCGAGGCCGGATGGGGCCGGTTCGCGCAAGCGGGCCGGTCCTGTCTGGAATCTAGGCAACCCGATGGAGTATCGCAAGATGGACGACAGCACCCAAGATGACCGGCCCCCCTTGGGCACACCCGAAAGCGCCGCCTGGTTCCGCGCCGCGCTGGTGGAGTTGGAACTGACGCAATCGAGCCTGGCGCGGCTGATGCAGCGGAAGGGCGACGATCGGAAGCCCGCCACGATCCTGCGCACCATCCAGCGCATGGCCACGGGCGATGCGCGCGTGTCCGGCGAGATGCGCGTGATCCTGACGATGATGCTGCGCGCTAAGAAGCGGGGTGAAAAGCGCACGGCGGAGAAGGCGCCAGCCCGGGAGGATCATCCGGCTGCTTGAAGCGCCATGCTGCATCCGCGGTCGGGTATTTCCGTGCCGCGGCCCTGCCGTGCGGGCACCCGGCGATTCCGCGGCCGCCGAATAGCGGAACATGCGGCCGTCTCCCGGCTCAGATGATCAGCAGCGGCCGGCCGTCGCCGTACGGGCCCTCGTCGATCGCGCCCATCGCCGGTTTGATCGCATTCACCAGCGCGTCGATGCCATCGATCTTGTTCGCCGACATCTCGGTTTCCTTCTTCGGCAGGATCGTGCCGTCGATCCGCCGCGAGACCACGGTGTTGCTCGCCATCCAGGTCATCACCGGATTGCCGTCATGGCGCAGCCGGGACGGCCCGGCTTTCACCCGCGCTTCGAGCTCCTTCGCCGGGTCGGCGACCTTGGCCGCGCTCTTGTGCAGGATCTCCGCCAGCGGCCGGTCAGGTGAGGCGAGGTCCTCGTTCAGCCGTACCGCCATTTGCTGGGCGGCCGCGAACTGGTCGAACACGATCTTGCGGATCGAAAACCGCGCAATCCAGTCGCGGATCTGCTTCTCGACCTCGTTGTGATCGACCCAGTCGCCCGGCGTCAGGATCAGGTGGCCGGCTTTCTGCCAGGTCCGATAGGGTGCGGGCCCTTTGCCGTCCGCGTGGTCGGGATGCCGCAGCACCGCATCGGGCAGATAGAACACCGGCTTGAAGATCAGCCGCCCGAGCCGGTCGATCGCCGCCAGCACCAGCGCGGTGATATCGTCCTTGTCCGCCAGGTCGCCGCCGATCCAGCAATCCAGCCCTTCGAAGTCGTTCCAGTCGAGCGTCTCGTCCGCGCAGGCCCGCCACTGCGCCATCGACAGCCAGGCGTTCGCCGCGTTCAGCCAGAGGTTCAGCCGCTTGGTCTTGAACTCGCCTTCGCTGGCGGGACTGGCCCGCGCCTCGGAGGCGTAATCGCGCATCGAGGCCAGCGTCGGGGTGACCCCCAGCATCGGGTTGGCCTTGACCCAGACGCGTTCGTCAAACGGATCGTCGGCGTCGTCGAGCGTGAAGATGATGCCGAAGTAATGATCGGCCTTGAACACGCCATCGAGCACCTTGGTGACGAAGGTCCGCTGTTCGTAGCACACGCCCTCGACCCGGTAGCCGGCGGTGGTGATCACCCACATCAGCGGCTGCTTGCGCGCGCCGAACGCCGACTTCACGACGTCATAGAGTGCCCGGTCCTTGTGGGCGTGCAGTTCGTCCAGGATCCCCATGTGGGGGTTCCAGCCGTCCTGGGTCTTGCCCTTGGCGTTGATCGGCTGGATGAACCCGCCGTTCGCCGCGCACATGATCGATCGCGCGAAGGCCTGCAGCCCGAAGGCCTCGCGGAGGTCGCCGGTGCGTTCGACCATCGTCTTGGCCGGCTTGAAGACCTTCTGCGCCTGTTCGGCGGTCGTGGCGCCGATGATGATCTGCGGTCCGATCTCGCCCTCGCAGCAGAGGCAATAGAGCGCCACGCCAGCCGTCAGAGTCGATTTGGCGCCTTTGCGGGCCATCTCGATGTAGACAGAGGAAAACCGTCTCAGCCCGTCGCCGCGGCGGCGCCAACTGAAGATCACCACGAGGATGAAAATCTGCGCCGGTTCCAGCTTCAGCGATGGCGTGTCCCACGCCCCTTCGACGTGCGGCAGCTTCTCGATAAAGTCGCAGACGTCCGAACCGTGCCAGGCCGAGAACCGATAGTCCCAGCCTTTCTCCGCTCGCTTCAGATCGGCGAGGTGGCGTTTGGCTGCGAGGCGAACCCATTTGCAGTGCCGGCGGCCGTTGCGGTCCGCGGCGGCCGCCCGGGCATAGGCATCGGCAATCGCGACGTAGTCCCGGCGGCCATCTCCCATGCCTGTCTCGAGCCTCAGCCTGTCGCGGCGCGAACTCCGTTCTGGGCGAACCGGTTGCCGCTGGCTTTGCCGCCGGCGGCGGGAACGCGCTGCGCCGCGGGCGTGTCGAAAAACTCCGCCGCCCAATGCCGGTGCGCGTTCACCATCGCCATGGTGACCGAGTTCGCTTTCCAGGCTTTCGCGAGGGCCGCTTCCAGTTCACAGTATTGGCGCAGCGCATCTTCGAAGCCCTGCACCTTCTGTCCGCGCTGGCGGTAACGATCGACCTTGGCCAGCCACAGCTTGCGTGCCGCCGGCGTCATCCCAACCGGTGGCGGGATCGACTCGGGGTCTGGGCGGCTGGCGTGATCGGCGAAGAGCGTGACGACCTCGCGGGATGGCCGCGTTTCGCCAGCGGCCTTTT